GCTACTACGTCCCCGACACCTTCCCATCCCCATTCAGTAGTCGTGACCGGCCCAAACAGTTCGTGTTCGTCGTCACTCCACGGGAAGTCAAACCCTCGCATTTCAATAGACTGACCGACCCACAGCCCCACTACTTCAGGAATTAGTCCCGCGCCCATTGCGGAAATCCAGAACCGCCAGTACTCGTAATCGCCGTCGGTGAATCGTTTAACCCATGCCCCCTCTTCGGTTAACACGCCGTTCGCGTCGTCTACGTCGCCCGTTGCACTGGTGAGGGGGATGGTACAGGTGCACATATTCACGGCCGACGCAAACGCATCCGTCGAGCCCTGTACATAGACTGTTGCGCCCTCGAGGTTGTGTCCGCGGTCCAATGCTACCATGTCACATGAACAAGTCGATGTACATGTGGCGGCGATTTTCATTAGCGTGTTAGTACTTGATGCCATCCACTTACTGAGTCCATGCCGTCTACCGTCTGCTACGCGCCACGCTTCATTACCCGTGGGTTCTTCATCGGCGCTGATACTGTGGCCCGAGTACTGAAACTCCGAGAACACGTTGTCGACCAGGAATACGGGGGCCCCGGCCATTAGCTCGCGAACCTCATAACGCCGTCTCTGAGTTGAGCGCGCCTAAGTGTTTTCTGTATGCGTTTGATTTCCTTACCGCCCGTCTCATATACGATCGTCATGTTCATGGGTTGCTCGTCTTCGCGTCGTTGAGCCAATGCGTTAACGCCGTAGCGCGACACTTCGACAGGTATCGGTTTATTAGACGGCGCCGTGAGTCCACCCAATAGAGCGCCGCCGGCCGCAAGTCCCGCGCCAATTAAAGGATTGACTGTACTGAGTATCCCGCCAGCTGTCCCGAGGATCCCGCCTAAGATTCCACCGGTTGAACCACCCGACTTTATCATCAACCCGAGATTGGCTGCGGCGTGCATACCGGCTATGGCGACGTTTTGTAAACTCTTACCTGCGTGCTCTGCGTCGGTTGATAGCAACGCCATGCTTTTAGCGTTCTGCATCTGCATGTTTAGCATTTCAGCAACGCTATACGCTGGGGCTCTTGGAAGTGGCGTTGCTTTAGACATGAGGCTATGCGGACCGACTATGCCGGGGGTGTGTCGCGGTAGCTGTCCCGACGTGAGCGTTGGCGCTGGGCCTGTGGTAAACGTAGATGTGGCAAGTAGCTCTCGGACAGCCGCCCGTGCCGTGGCACCAGGTTGGAAAACGGGAGGGGGTGAGCCGGTGAGTTCTTCTAGTGTTTTACCCGGCAAACGCCGGTCGCGGCCAGATACCCTCTCGGCGAGCGTTCGAATGTAACTATGCGCGCCAAGCATGTTGTCTAACGCTTCGTCGGCTTGACGTTTCCATAACTTAGCTATCGGGTTGATGTCTTTGAATGGTTCTGACGCTTCGAGCGCCTTTAGTAACCCAAACCCGAACGCGCTACCGGCCATGTCGCCAAGGGCTTCGAATAACTCCCTAATGTCTTCCTTTTGCCCGTTCAGAATCACAACCAAGTTGCGAACGAAGTCGCGGGCGCCCTGTAGGAACAAGGCTATACCGGGTGATTCGTTTAAGAAACTGCCGATCTTGGTTTTGAGGTCTTCCCATGCGGCAGACAATTGACGCATTACATTGGCGTTAGAGTTGGCCGTACGTGCCTGGTCACCCAACGCCCTACCTGCACGCTCGGTAATGAGTTCTAGGCTCGCTTGGGCTTTGTCCATCTGCGTGATTTGGTCAACACGTTCTTTGCCGGTTCTTAATTGCGCCCTCTCGATAACCTCACGCTCCATCAACGTGATATTGAGAGCCTTTAGTTTTTCCCGTTCGCCGATAAGGGCAGAACGAATGGCCTCAGCCGCTCGCGCTGTATCTACGTTCAAGAACGAACCGAGGTCGCCACCCAGTTGAATTACCTGCTGGGCAAACCCCATAGCCGCGTCCTGTGTGTACCCGAACCCCTGCGCCAACATAGCCGCGTTGGCTAAGATGTCCTCGGTCTGTTGTTTGCTAAGCCCGCTTATTCTATTGAAGTCACGGACAAACCTATCCATTGCAGCGGAGGAATCCCCAAACATCTCAACAAACTTGTTGCGGGTTTCCTCTGCGTTCGCCCCGAGGACAAAAAGTTTTTTACTGAGCACGGCCAACCCTGCACCCGCGGCTGCGGCTGCGGCAAACGCAACAGTCAACTGCTTCAACGATATGCCAGTACGTTTTACGTTTCGGTCGAGTTGCCCCAATGACCGATTAGTCTGTGTTAGCTTTTCGGTGCCCTTGGCGTCTATCTTCAACCCAATATGAACTATATCAGCCACGTTCTAACTCGCGTTCCTTTTTCCGAATAATGGAATACGCCAACCACAATAGTATTTCTGACTCAGGCATCACCTCTATCTCCGAGAGCGATTTACTCAACATCTCCGCTAACTCGAGCCTGAGTCTGAGGGTGGGTTTCCCTCAATAGCCTCCTCGGCCTGTTCGACGCTTTCGTAAACCCCTTCGTACATGAAGTTGATGACTTTCTGTAGTACCGGCAGCGCGGCTTCGGTCTTTAAGTACTCTCGGTCACCCATAGCGAACGCGGGTGTCCCGTCTTCCTGTTTTGCCATCTTGATAAGCAGGAGTAGGTGTCGGTCCATGTCCGTTTTGGGGTTCCGCGCTTCAACACCGTCCCATGTGGACGCGGTGATCTTGCCGAAGTACAGCTTCATGTCTTCCCACTCGGAGATTACCAGTTCGCGCCGGTCCATTGACGAACATCTCCTAATGACGTCAATGGGTTTTGTCTCGCTCATGTTCCTCCTTATGTCCAGTTGTGTCGTATCGACCCCGTACCTGTGAAGTCAAACGACACCGTGACCAGCTCGCCCCTCTGGGCCGTTATTTGATGGTTGAACGTTTTGATTTCCCCGTAGAACTGTTTATCCGTGGTGGCGGCCAGGAGTACGGCAAAGGTCTCGTTCGCGGGTGGTGAATAACTACCGGGGTACGATTGCTCACTTGCCACAGCGCCGTACGCAGAGGCGTTCCCCTCTAGTGCCGGGGTGCTTCCGTTGTTGGGCGCGACCCTGAACTCGTTGGCGTTTGACGCCACTACGCCCGTGACTGAGAACTTCACAAGGTGCCAGCCGAACCCTACCTCCTCGCTTGGGTATAGCGTCCCACCACCCGCGGCACTAGACTGCGTTAATTCGTTACTATCCCATACCAAGTCGATAGTGCGACGAGTGGTAGGCGCTGACGTGTCGCGTACCTGTAGCCAGATATTAGTGGCCGTGCCCTCCTTCACATACAAGGACACAGATTTTTCACCGTCAGTTGTCCACGTACACGTGGCCGCTGCGAACTCAACGACCGTAGAACTATCGTCTGTCAGTAGACATGCCTGCGACTTGCCAAACGGATCGGCCTGGTTGGTGGTCACCGCAAGGGGGTTCGTGGGCAATGATAGCCAGTTACTAAACGCTAGCGGGCTATCAATGACGTTAGCCGGTGACATAGACTCTATAAACCGCGCCTGTTCGCGGTCTGTCATATCGAGGTACGCTTCACCCCGACCAGACCACGACGCGACCAGCGTAGCGTCACTATAGTATGTGCGCCACGCGTCACCCATGACCGAGTTATCTAATATTTCCGGTTCGGCCGTGAGGTCCCATAGTACGACGTTAGCCATTGAGTTGGACTGAACGGTCAGGCTGGCGTTGGCCGCTATCTCTTCGCTCACGCCGGGTTCAAACGGAATGGTTGCCAGGATAGCCGTGCCGGTGGCAACATAGCACGACGTCTTGACGCGGTAGCTTGGCGTGTTCGTTTCGCCGCCGAGCGTGAACAAATCCCCAAGGACCAGTACACCCGTGAGTGTTGAGCCACCACCCGTTACGTTCAACTCGGTTGCCCCGGTTGTTAGTGTTGCCTTGACTAACGGTGTACCCGTTAACGCCCCACCGAGGCACAGGAAACCGTCAAGGCCCCTGTATGTCGTCATTGGTTAAGCCCAGGTCGGAGTTAACGCACCGTTACCGGTGAAACTCAGTGTGGCTTCGAAGTATCCGCCTTTGTCGCCACCAATCTGCACACCTGACACTAGCGCATTCCCGCCGAACGTCTTACCGCTGGCCACTTGGAAAACGAGTGCCACTGAATCACCTGACGGTGTAGCCTGTAGAACATCCACGATCGCCGCGGCTTGGGCCGTATCGTCGTAGTCAACGCGCATTACCGCCGAACCCGTCCAACTCGCCAACCCGCCCTTAGCCGTCGTCCACTTATCGCCCATCTCGGTGTCGTCTAAGATTTCGGCTGTGGCGTTGATTTCCCACGATTGAAGTTCGCCGAATCCGTTGGCTGCAAACGTGCAATCGCCGCCAATTCCTGAATATGTTGCCATTCTCCCCCCTACTATGTGTCTACTATATCAAACGGCGTACTGACTGATAACGCCGCGTACTGCTCGTCCTCGACCTGGGTGGGTCCTGACGTCGCCCCGAACTGTAGACCAGACCCACTCCACCGGTTTAGGATATCCCTGGCCGTGTCTATGTTCGTCATCATCGCACCGTACCCCTCGCCCTTATCGCCAAACAACGTGAGTTGGACCACGCCGTATATGCGGTTACTGGCGGTCGATTCCATAGTCTCGAGGAACGCGTCACCCCAGAGTATGTCTACCCTCAACCACTGTTCGTCGTCCGGTGGGGTGAAATCGACGTTAGGCCACGCTATGTCGGTGGTCGTACTCCACTGGGCGTCTACCCGCGCAAGAATAGCGAGGTTGGCAGTCTTGACCGCGCTAGCCATGTTCTATCCTTCGCGCGATATCGTCGGCCAACGGTCTGAGTTCTGCCGCAGTTAGTCTGACCATACCTTTCGGCGCCTGTTCACTCCACCCGTTCTCAAGCCTCTTGATATACGGTAGCCCGTTAGCTATAAACACTGTGTCGTCAATTGTCGCGGGTGCCACGTTTGACCGAGCTTTCATTAACGTTGTCGAACCCGTCCTATCAGTTTCCTCTATTGTGCTACTGTCGATCGTGTCAATCGACAGGTTCCAGTTACCTCGAGCCCTACCCGTGTCTACTGGGGTACGCTTGATGATTCTACCCGCTGCCTCGAGCGCGAACGCCCGAATAAACTTGTCGGGGTTCTGGTCAAGCGATTGTTGCGCTTTAGCCATTCCAGTAATCATTCGCCCCTCACCACAAGTTCATGTATGGCTGGTTCGTCACCCGAATAGGTGGTCCGTACGTGTCTAATCGTGTACCACCGGTCACCTATTTTCAGTGTCCACTCAACCGTCGGGGTTCGAGGCAAATCCTTAGCGGCAACCAGAACTTTCTTATCGCCCGACTTTACCAACCCCTGTACCTCTGTTGCTCCGAACTCGGCCACCATCGCAGTCACGACGTGCTCGGTCTTGAACGTAGCCACGGTATCGCTTGCACTATCGAACGTACCGGCTTGTTTCTCCCTCAACCTCACCTCTTGCCCAAACTTGCCGAGCATTCTACTGGCTAAGTTTCTAGCTACTGTATCAAGCACGCCCATTACCCACGGCTCACCGTTCCAGATATACCGCTTGACCCAACTCGTACCGTTCGGAGCAATCCCACAACTTGTTGCGGTAACGCCCCTGCCTTACGTGACGGTCGCGGCTCAACCGATATCGGCCCGACCCCGATTTTCTTGAATCCCTCCATGCCCGTATCTGACATGATGGTCGAGTCTTTGAGTATGGCCAGTGCCATTTCACAACACGCTTTCTCCACCACGTCGGGTATAGCGTCACTGTCGTATACGTCTCCATTGTCGTTGTACGTCCCGTACCGCGGCCACTTCAACGCCTGGTCCGTCTCGTACTTACTGCCGTGGTACTCTTCCTGGTCAAGTCTGACCGTAGCCATTATCAACGAACGGTCTTTATCGCTAGAGCTCGCGTCAGTCCACTGGTCTGCGCTCAACCGGCCGTTGAAGTACGTCTGTGCGTCCGACCGCGAGATAAACGAGTTACTCGAGGTCCCGCCAGCTGTTTCGTCTAGTGTTGGTGCGGCCATTAGCTTTCGTCCTTCACTAGGAGCTTGGCTTCTCCGTGGTACACCATCGCGTCACT